CCTTATGGGCATAACCCTAGCGACTATAGAACACGTCAAGGAATACGAACCTGACATCTTAAATTACGGCATAGCTGATTTCACCAACGAACTATTGAAAGCACAAGAAGATGTGTTGAGAGACTTACGCATCAGATGGTGGCCCACACAACAAATAGGATTGTTTGATATCAAAGTTTTAGGCACTGGCCAGCAGGAACCTGACGAGGACCTATACAAAACCACTCAATTTAGAAGAGCAACTGCCTATCAAGCATTGGGTTTTCACATCTATCCCAAACTGGCCAAGTTTGAACCAGACCTGGATTTATTTGAACGCAAAATGGAATTCTATCGCAAAGAGTATGAGAGAGAATTTGATTTGGTGTTGAGAGACGGAGTGGAGTATGATTTGGACAGTTCGGGCACCTTCACAGATTCCGAAAAACAGACTGAATCATTCCTACGCCTCAAAAGGTAATTCATGAGCAACAGAGAAGATATCACAGTCAATATCATACAGGTGCTGTCAGACATGACACCACCCAGACCCGCATTCATCACACGCGAACCATTTGATGTGAACAAATTGGCCATCACACAGTTTCCAGCTGTGCTGATCACCACTGGCAATGAAACACGTGTAGACATCAGTATGGGTGGAGCAAGACGTGGTGTGATCGAAGTGAACATCAGAGGTTTTGTGAGATCTGACGGCAGAGTGGGACAGATACAGACTGTGGATCAAAAACGCAACGAAATGATTGAACGCATAGAAGAAACTCTCAACACTCAAAGAAACAGAGAATTGGGAGCAACCAGAGCAGCAACCACACTGGTGCGATCGGTAGAAATTATAGAAAGGACTCCGCCATTGGGTGAGTTTTTGATTATTGCTGAAGTGCAATACTCATTCACCATCAGCGCAGTTTAAACAATGAAGATATTTTTTTCCAATAACAAAGAAAAAAATTCAGTGCCTCAGAGCAAGCGATTACGAGTGCAGGCCACAGGCATACTGATTAAGGATTGGCGCAATGTAGAATTGCGTCAAGTAAACAACAACATTAAACCAAAGGAGTAACCAAATGGCAACATTAACAGGACAATTAGGCCAAGTGAAAATCGGAAACGATTCAGCAGGCGCAGAAACGGCCATAGCAGAAATCAGATCATGGACAGTGGAAGTAACCAAAGAAGTGATTGAAAACACAGCTATGGGAGATGTTTCAAGAACTTACTTGCAAGGTCTGCAAGACTTTACAGGATCTATGGAAGTGATCTATGACACAGCTCACACCACAGCAACCAAAGCGTTTTCACCAGAAAGCAATGACGACTTGTTTGTGGACTTTATCACCAGTTCAGCATCAGGCAGTCAAAAGTTTTCAGGACAAGTGATTGTGACATCAGTATCAAGAACAGCAAGTTATGATGATCTGATCACTGCCACAGTGAACTTTCAAGGCACAGGCGGCATCACACTAGGCACAGTATAATAAGGCACAGGAGCAACCAGACTATGTTGAATGTAAAAATAACAAATGGTCCCAAGGCAGTGCGAGATCTTCAAAAAGATTTGGAGAAATACACTGCCCAGGTTGCTCAAACTTTCTATGAAGAGGTCAAACGGGCCACACCCATAGACCGAGGCAGAGCAAGACGCGGTTGGAACTTATACCGTCAAGACCGAGTATGGCATGTGAATAATCGTGTGCCATATATTAATGTTCTTGAAGAAGGACACAGTAAACAAGCACCTAATGGTATGATAGAACCTGCCATTAGACAAACTATGAGGAGAACCAAATGAGTATATTAGACAATGCCAAAGGGCATTTTAAAGAAAGATTAGCAGGCGGATTAAAAAAGATCACTGTGGATGAATGGAAGACAGATATCTATTACAAAACCGCTTATCCTTTTGCAGTGGAAAGCAGAATCATTCAATTGCAACAGGAAGGTAAAACTGTGGAAGCATTGGTGGAAACCATCATTGCCAAAGCATTGGATCCAGAAGGCAAACCCATGTTCAATAAATTTGACAAGTTCACATTTATGAATGAGATTGACCCTAATGTGATCTTAAGAGTGTGTGGCGCCTTAAACGCTGCTCCGGAGTCGGTTGAGGCAATCTCAAAAAACTCCTAGAGGACACTGAACTGCTCTTGATCTGCAGAATTGCGGACAGGTTGGGCAAAAGCATTGAAGAAGTTATGAACTTCAGTGTCCTAGAATTGAGCACGTGGAGCGCCTATTACAAATGGGAGTATGATCTGGAGAAAAAAAGATCAGACTCTATGAGTACAAAGAGAAGAAGATAAATGGCACCGACCACAACTACTATAAATGTAGAAGTCAAGGATAATGCCTCCAAGGTGTTGCGAGACATTGGCAGCAGTCTTGGTACCATTGGTAAATTGGCAGGAGTGGCATTTGGAGTAAAAGAAATTGCTCAAGCATTAAACAGTTATCAAGAATTTAGTAACAGAGTAAAAAATGCCACCAGCAGTGTGCAAGAATTCACAGCAGTACAAAGTGCTCTAACCAATGTTGCCATAAAAAATTATACTTCATTGAGCAACACTGCTGATTTGTATGCTAGATTAAAATTAACCACAGGCGATTATAATATAACTCAAAGTGATTTAATTAGATTAACTGATACATTAACAGCAAGTTTTAAAATTAATGGTGTTAGTGGTCAAGCGCAACAAAGTGTAATTGATAATTTAGGAAAATCATTTCTTAAAGGAACCATTGATGGCAGGGACTTTAATCAAATATTAGCAACTGCTCCTGATATTTTAAAAAGATATTCTCAGGCCACAGGATTAACTATTCAACAATTATACAAATTAGCACAAGAAGGCAGATTATCTTCTGAAGGATTAATTCAAGCATTACAACAAACTGCTGCTCAAGCTGCTGCCACTGCAAATTCACAAGAAGCAACACTGGGACAAAGTTTATCCAATCTAAGCACACAATTTGTTTTAACCATAGGCAAGATTAATGAGGCCACAGGATTCACTCGAGGGTTGTCCATAATATTGGATGGTTTAAGCAAAAATATCGATGCTGTGATTTTGGGTTTAGGAGTATTTTTTACAGTGTTGGCAGTGGGCAAAATTGTTGCTATAACCACAGCAGTTGGAGGTTTGACTAAAGCTTTTATTGGATTAGGCGCTGCAATTCGTGCAATACCAGGCGTAGGCATAGTGGCCGCATTGTTGAGCATTGCTGCTGTGGAAGGTTACAGAATATATGAAAATCTTACAAAAGTAGAAACAGTTTCCAACGCCATTGCTGACAACTGGATGGATTATTTGGAAACAGGAACTCAAATAGATGCTGTAAACAGAAAAATATTAACTGACTTTGACAAATATGTTCAAAAAATAGAAAGTGCATCAGAAACTAATCAAAGACTTAGAGACATTGATCAAGCAAGATTGTCTCTTGGCAGACAATTAACAGAAGAAGAACAAAAAAGATTAAACATTGCATTAGATCAAAAAGAATTAAGAGAAGCAGAAAGTAAATTGCCGGCAATTATTTCTCAAACTAGAGGAGCGTATTCAACTGGCAGTGCTGAACAACAAGCATTACAAGAAAAATTAAAAACTCTTCAAACATTAAGAGATAATGATATTGAGAATGAAGCAACATATCTTAGAGATATGATGATTCTGCAAGAAGAATATGATCGTAAAAAATTAGAAACAAATCAAAAAACCATTGATCAAATGGTCAAACAAATTCTTGCAGGCAATGCCAGTGCTATACAAATACAAAAATTAAGCGATCAAGACAAAATTAAATTGGCCATGAGCACTGGTTTAGAATTATTGAATGAAGCGGGTCAATACAATAAGACTGCTTTCAATGCTGCCAAAGCATTGGCCATATCAATGGCCATAATCAATGGTATAGATGCCACCATTAGTTCATACAGAACAGGCAGTCAATTGGGAGGACCTATATTAGGAGCAGTGTTTGCCGCGGTAACTGCAGCATCCATAGCAGCTCAAATTTCTAAAATAAGAAGCACTCAATACACAGGTGCTAGACGTCAAGGTGGATTGGTGGGAGAAAATCAATCATACTTGGTGGGAGAATCTGGTCCAGAAATGTTCACTCCAAGTTCATCAGGCAGAATCACACCCAATGATCAAATGAGTCAAGGTGTCACTGTGAACTTCAACATCAGCACAGTGGATGCAGATGGTTTTGATGAAATTCTAATCAATCGCAGAAGCACCATAGTGGGCATAATTAATGAAGCAACCAACAAACGCGGCAGAGTAGGAGCTACACAATAATGGCCAACATAG